AAAATGATGATTTAGATTATCAGTTAGATATGTTAACTAAAAAACTTACTACATTATACGGTGATATACAAGTTCTAAAAACAAATGAAAAACAGATTACTGATAATATTACTAAGGTAGAACAACTTGAGGGTGACCATCAAGCTTATCAATATTTATTAGAAGCAATTAAACGTGATGGTGTTCCTTATGACTTAATTAGTAAATCACTTCCAACTGTTGAAGGTGCTGTAAACGATATCCTTTCACAGATTGTTGACTTTAGTATCATATTTAATATGGATGGAAAAGTTATTGATACTCATATTGTATATGATGATGACAGAGTATGGCCTCTTGAGTTGAGTAGTGGTATGGAACGATTTATTAGTTCTCTTGCAATAAGAGTTGGTTTGATAAATGTTTCTAATTTACCACGTTCTAATTTCTTGGCAATTGATGAGGGTTGGGGTACGATGGATAGTGAAAATATTAATTCTGTTTATAGTTTATTTCAATACCTAAAAACACAATTTCAATTCACTATGATTGTATCACATATAGATTCAATGAGAGATGCAGTTGACACCTTGTTAGAAGTAAAGAAAACAAGTTCACATAGTAATATTATTTTTGATTAGAGTATAATATCCTTTTTGTACATTTTTGTTTTATTAGTTCTTCTAATAGAGCATACATCTTGTATCCATGATGTTTAGAATAATCTTTTAACATATCACGATACTCTTCTCTGATTTTTATATTTACAAATTTATCTTCCATATCTATAATTATCACTTACACCTTTTTTACCTACTTTTTAGATACTTTTAATTTATAATTTTACCATGCAGATATTTATACTTGATATATAAGGATTTTATCATCTATGGGATTTTTACCTAAACGATTAACACTACAAAACTTAGACCAAGTTAGTGTCTTTATTGAAGATACAAATAACGAATATTTTAATGTACAAGAAGTACCTGAGACAATAACGCAGGGAAGATATGCATTTAAGATATTTGGCTCTGATTTTTTAAGAAATGGTATAGAGTTAAAGTTAGAGTTAATTGACTCTGAAGGTAATACAATATATTTATCACCTGTTGATTTTGTTGGTGAAGAAACACCACCATATGTACCTTATAGATACGTTACGATAGAAGTTTATTCACCACCAGTTAATTATGGTGGTTTAGCAACATTAACAATATTAGGTGAAGCAAATCCTGATGTTGTTGATGTGCCTATTGAATTTCAAAATGCATATAATGTAAGATATACAAAAACTATTAATGTAGATTTATCAACAGTAGTAAATACACAACCAATAAGATTTTTCAAAAACCCAACTACTGAATTTCAAGAAGTCGTACAAGCAAAAACAGCATTAACTGCAATAAGTCAATCCATAGTAACTGGTACAGCTGATGGTTTTGCTCGTGGAGATTTAAAAGGAAAAATAATACCAATTGAAACTGGTAGTTTAGAAAAAGAAGCGTTACCTAGTGAAGTTTCTGATACGTTTAAAGATTTAAGAAGATTTAAAGATGAATACAAGTATAAGACTGGATTGAGAGGTAAAGTACCATCTATAATAAGACGAAGGGGATTGTCTACAGTTTATGCTTCTAAAGAAGAACCTAAGTTTGTAATAAAATCAGGTACACCTTTATTTACTGCAGACATGCAAGGTGGTGATGTTGAAATACCTGAGAGACAAGTTACAATTACAAAATTAGATACTATCACTAATAAATTAATCGAAGAAACAGTAACAGTACCTAAATTTAAAACAAAAATATTAGAGGTTGTAAATGACACTACAATCGTACCTGAAGAACCTCCAACAATAACATTACCAACTGGTAGTAATCCAATAGGAACTGATATTACAGAGGTTACACTCGAAGATTTTTCTAGTACTGCATTAACTGCTTCATTTAATTCAACCAATACATCAGTATCTCAATCAGATATACATTTTGATTCTTTGTTAGATTTGACTATCAAGGATATGAGAACGTTTTCAGGTGACATATATAGAGTTAGGGTACATGGAAAAAGTGAATCTGCGGGTAGTGATTTTACTGTTCTTACAGATGTAATAGTTGAATCACCAGAATTACTTGTAGATACAGATTCTGCTTCTGGTGTATTAAGAACAGGTTATTTTATAAATCAGTCTCATGTAAATACATATTGGAATAAGTTTTCTGTAAATGGAATTACGAAAGGTTCTAATGTTGCAACAACACACACCGGTAGTGAATTTATAGATTCTATTTTTATAAGTGGTTCTACTCATGGACAAAACGAAAGTGTAGTTGTAGAAAATAAACCAACTAAATCATTTACATTACGAAAAAATGTTGCTTATACATTGACTGCAAAAGTAAAAGGTAGACCTACTAATAAAACATTAGATTCTAACAATGTAGAAAAACAAGGTAAATTGTATTTTAACATTTCTGGTTCTAATTTAAATACTTCCAAACTAATAAATTCTCATAATTTTTTTGGTTCTGAGTTAACAGAGGATAGTAGTGGTGAAGCAGTGGTTTTACAATTGGATAGTGATATCGATGGTATACAAAATTTTGAAACAATAGAACATACATTTAAACCAAGCTTTAAATTAGATAAAACAATAAATACAGATACAATTCTTCAATTGAGAGTTGAATCTGGTGAATGGTTTATTAGTGATATATCATTAACTCCTGCGATGGACACAGGTTTTTCACCAGATGAATTTAAATTAAAAGTACCAATACCTCGTTCTACTAGACCTGATAGATTTGATTTCTTAGTAGAGTATTTTGATATAAATAATAATGTTGCAGAAACAGTTACAGTAATTCAAGATGTACCCATAGTGGGTTCTGCGTTAGTGATAGATGGTGATGGTAATCTATTAACTGGTTCTTTATTTTTAAGTAACGCAGTTGATTCTGGTGTAGAAATGGCAGGTGTTAATTCTGCATTTGTTAGGTCAGTTGGATATGAAGGATTTCAAAGTGCTTCATTAGGTGGTCAAGGTGGATTCATGATTTTTAGTGGTTCTGTTTTACCAAATGCACCTGATAATTATCAAGGTGCTGGTATTGAAATCCACGATGGTGTAACAGGTTCAAATGAAAGTTTCTTAAAATTTAGAACTAATCCATCTCAACTAGATATAAAAACTTCTAAATTCTTTTTAGGAAAAGAATCAAATCCTGCAAACTTTATTAGTGGTTCAAACGGAAATTTACAGATATCATCTTCAAATTTTGAATTAAGTCCTGAAGGTAACGTAACCATGTCTGGTGAGATAACTGCAGAAGGTGGTACGATAGGTGGATTTGATATTGCAAGTACAACAATATCAACAACGGGTATAATATTAGGAAACTCGTCAGAAGATTTATTTATAAGTTCTAGTAAGTTTAAAGTAGACCATGAGGGTAATATTACTGCAAGTAACATAGACTTGGGTGGTACAATAAGTGCTACTAGTGGTGACGTTGGTGGATTCACAATCAATGCAGGTTCATTAACTTCTGGTACTGAAAATAGTGCAATTACCATGAGTAGTGCAAATAAGATTATAGCAATAGGTAGTGGTTCTACGTTTAACAAGGGTGATTTAGCTGGTGGTTTTAGAGTTGGTATAGACACCGATGGTACTTTTAAATTTGCAGTTGGTTCAGCTGATTCTTACATACATGCAGATGCAACTGGTGTAAGTATAAAATCTGATAGTTTTGATGTTACTGCATCTATTGCAGAGTTAGATGTGGATGTTTTTAAATTAGCTGCAAACAATTTATTCATAAGTTCAAGTGATGGTGGATTTATATCTGCTGGTAATCCACGACCTACTGGTATTGATGGTACAAATAAAGGAATATTTCTTAGAGGTAATTCTCCAGCTGCATTGATAGGTGATGCTAACGGAAGTCATATAAAATTTGATGGTACAACTACAAGTATAAGTTCTTCCGAATTTTATCTTGGAAGTGATAGTCAATTTGTTAGTGGTTCAAATGGAAATATAGAAATCAGTTCATCAAACTTTCATTTAGATAATAGTGGTAATGTTGCTATGCAGGGAACAATAACAGCAACTGCTGGTACATTAGGTGGTTTTTCTATAGGTGGTGGAGCGTTATCATCTGATAATTTTTTTATAAGTGGTTCATCTACAGGAAATAACTTTTTTATATCATCATCTAACTTTAACGTAAAGGCTAGTGGTGATGTAACCGCTTCTGCATTAGACTTAACTGGTGGTCAAATAGGTGGTATAGATATTTCTGCAACTAGTGTTTCTGTTGGTTCTGTTTTACAACTAAAAGATAGTGGACAAATTACTGGTTCTAGTGTATTATTTACAGGTGGAACGATAGGTGGATTTGAATTATCATCAACTCAGATAAATGATACAGGTGATAATTTAATACTAAAATCAAGTGGACAGATAACAGGTTCGAATGCATTACTTACAGGTGGTAAAATTGCTGCGTGGAGTATAAGTGGTAATAATATATCGAGTACAGGTGGTGGAATTAGACTTAATGGAAACGGAAATAGTGCAGAAATATCCATAAACTCACACACCTTTGGAAATGAAGGAATCCAATTAGGATTCAATAGTGGAGCTCCAAGATTCTATGTTGGTGATGGTGCTCAAAACTTTTTAAGATATGATTCCAGTAATGGTGTAAATATTAAAACTTTAAAAGCTACTATTAGTGGTAGTGAGGTTTCATTATTAACACCTAAATTCTTTTTTGGAAATGCATCTAATTTTATAAGTGGTAGTGGTGGAAACATAGAAATATTTAACACAGGAACAACTACACTAAGTGGAAGTCAAGTTACCATAGAAACTCCTAAATTTTTTATGGGTGGTACACAACAATTTTTAAGTGGAAGTAATGGTAATTTAGAAATAAGTTCAAGTGGATTTCATTTAACACCAGAAGGAGATGTTTCTGCTAGTAATATATTATTAGGTGATAAGGGTTTAGGTGATTTCTTAGAATTTAATAGTGGAGTTCTAACTGTACAAGGTGAAGTATTTGCTAACTCAATTAATACTCCATCAGCTGCTCCAACACCAAGTGCTTCTATAACTTCAGATGGATTTGCTACAACTGTTTCAGCTTCTATTGCTGGTTGGAATATAACTGATGGGTTTATCTTTAAATCCATAAGTGGTTCAGCTGCACATCAAGATATTACAAGAGTTTATTTATCAGCTACTCAAGATAATGTTAAAAATATTGGAGAGGGTTTACAGTTATATAGAAAAGATGAAGATGTAGTTGATGGTGGAGTAAAAGTAGTCAGAGTTGGTGGATTAAGTGATACTACTAATTTACATGCAAATAATGAATATGGTATCCAAGTAATAAAACAAATTTCTGCTTCGAATTACGATAATATTATGTATATAGGACCAACTACTCAATCAATAGCTGGTTGGAACATATCACCTGATGGGTTTACTGATTCAGCTGGTTCTGTTCAATTCTCATCAACACAAGCTTCGATGTCATTGGGAACTAGTCAAGAAGTTGTCATAAGAGGTAATAGTAATAGTCCATTTATAAGTTTACAACCAAGTGTAGCTCTTCCAGATAAAGCTTATGGTGAGGTAGGAATAATGCTTGCAGTTGCGGGAGGCTCAACACCATTATTTTCAGTCGTAGGTAGTGGTGGTCATATAAAATTTAATGGAACTGGATTAGATATATCTGCAGCAACAGTACATATGAGTGGTAGTTCCATCACATTACAAACACCAAAATTTTATTTTGGAGAATCATCACAATACATAAGTGGTTCTAATGGAAACATAGAAATAAGTTCATCTAACTTTCATTTAACCTCAGAAGGTAATGTCACAATGTCAGGTGAGATTACTGCAGCTGGTGGAACAATCGGTGGTTTCACAATAGGAGATGATTTAAGTTCTACTGCTGGTACATTAAAATTAAAAGGAGCTAGTGGTCAAATAACAGCATCAGCTGCTCAGATTACAGGAAAGGTAACTGCAACAAGTGGTCAGATAGCTGGGTTCACTATAGATGGTAATACTCTAACAGCTACCAACTTCACATTAGATGCTAGTGGTAAAAGAGTTACTTTAGGAACTGGTAATAATATTTTTATAGCTGATGGTGATGAGGGTATTCAGTTAGGACACGCTACATTTGGTAGTGCTCCGTTTAGTGTAACTAAAGCTGGTGTATTAAAATCAACATCAGGTACAATCGGTGGTTGGACATTAAGTTCTAATACGATAGTTGGTTCCAACTTAACATTAAACTCTAGTGGTATTATAGAAACAAATGATTTTGCTAGTGGTACAAAAGGATTCAGATTAGATTCTGCAGACAACGGTATTGCTGAATTTGAAAACATATCAATTCGTGGTACGTTAAAAACTACTGTATTTGAAAAGGAAAGTGTAAACGCAGTTGGTGGTCAGTTATATGTTGCAAATTCAACCACACTAACTGGTTCACTTAACATATCAGCATCAGCAGCTACAATGAGTGTAGTCAACGCTACAGGTTTTACAGGTAGTTATAACAATGATGGAGAAATATTAGTAGCAAAGAAAATTAGTGATACTGGATTTTCAACAGAATATATTTTAGTACAGAGTGCTTCACGAGACGAACCATCTAGTGATACTAATTTTGCTGGAAAACTTTACGTTGTACGTGGTTATCAAAGTGGAAGTAGTGGTGATTTCTTAGGTGATAATGCAAATCAATCACAATCTCTTGCACCTGGTCAAGTATTAGCTTCAACAGGTAGAATTGGAACTGGTTATATAAGATTAAATGCAAATCCAACAGATACAACCACGCCTTATATAGATATAGTAGAGAGAACTGGTAGTGGAGTTTATGATGTAGATTTAAAAGCTAGACTTGGTGATTTAAGTGGATTGAGTACAGACAGATTACATGGAACAAATCCAGCAAATGCAGGTTTTGGTTTATATAGTCAAAATGTTTTTCTAGAGGGTGGAATAGTAGCAAACACAGGTTCTATAGGTGGTATCAATATGGAATCTGGTAAGTTATATAATGGTGTAGGAACACATGGAAACTCAAACACAGGATTTTATGTAGATAGTGGTAGTAAATTTAGTTTGGGTGATAAGTTAGTTTGGGATGGTAGTACCTTAACAGTAGAAGGAGCTATTAATATTACAGGTGGTGGTGCAGTAGCAGACCAATTAGCTGCATTAAATACAGCAACTGGTTCTTTAGAATCTAGTGTTTCAAGTTTAGGAGAAGCAACAGCTTCTTTACAATCAGCAACTGGTTCTTTACAAACTAATATAACAAATATAGGAGTGGGAGCAACTGCATCTGCGTCTGCTGCTCAGTCTAATGCACAGACATACGCATCAGATATAGGAACAGGAGCTGCTGCGTCAGCTTCAGCTGCACAAACCAACGCTCAAAACTATGCATCTGATGTTGGTACTGGTGCTGCGGCATCAGCGTCAGCTGCTCAAACCAACGCACAAAATTATGCTATTGGAATAGGAGCAGGAGCAGCTGCATCATCATCTGCGGTACAAAGTAATTTAAATACGGTTTCATCATCTACTGCAGAAAGAATTATGACTGATGTTAGTGGTTCAATATTATCAACACCACCATCACCAAGTGGACAAGGATTATTTCTTAACTTTCCACATATGGGTTACTATAGTGGTAGTGAATACAAAGCTTTCATATCAGCTAGTGGTGGTTTCTTGTTCAAAGCTGATGATAATAACCTCATATCATTTGGTCAATCTGTAAGTGGTGGAGATGGTTCTTCTACGAAATCATTTGTACTTAAATCTGATAATGTATTTTTAAGTGGTTCGAATGTAAATATTTTAGGAGAGAGATTCTTCTTAGGTGGTGGTTCACAATTTGTTAGTGGTAGTAATGGTAACATAGAAATTAGTTCTAGTAAGTTTCACGTAAAACCAGATGGTGATATAGTTGTAGGAAAGGTAGATGCAACAGAAGGTTCTATTGGTGGTTTTGATATTGGTTCAACACAGATATCTAGTTCTAATGGTACACTTGTACTTAATGCAGATGGTGGTATTACTGGTTCTAAATTTAAGTTAGAAGGTGGTATTATTACATCTGATGTAACAATAGAAGGTGACTTATCAGCTAATAGTATTTCAACACCTACTGGTGGTTCACCACTAGCACAAATTACTTCACAAGGTTATGCAAAGTTTGTATCAGCTTCTATTGGTGGATTTGATGTAAGTACAAATCAGATAAATTCTACTAATGATAATTTAATACTAAAATCTAATGGACAAATAACAGCTTCAGCTGCTAAGATATCAGGTGCTATAACGATAACTGCTGGAGCTTCATTTGATACAATAAATAATTTAGAATCAGGTGTTACTGCATTAGGACAAGCCACAGCTTCATTAGAGTCTAGTGTCACAAGTTTAGGACAAGCCACAGCTTCATTGGAGTCTAGTGTTACGAGTTTAGGGGAAGCAACAGCTTCTTTACAAAATGCTACAGGTTCATTACAAACAAATATAACAAATATTGGTGTCGGTGCAACAGCATCAGCATCAGCGGCTCAATCTAATGCTCAGTCGTATGCGAGCGATGTCGGTACAGGAGCTGCTGCGTCAGCTTCAGCAGCCCAGTCTAATGCTCAGTCGTATGCTTCGGATGTTGGTACTGGTGCTGCAGCATCAGCTTCAGCGGCTCAATCAAACGCACAGAATTACGCATCAGATGTAGGAACAGGAGCTGCAGCTTCAGCATCAGCTGCTCAGACTAACGCTCAAAATTATGCGTCAGATGTAGGAACAGGAGCAGCAGCGTCAGCTTCAGCTGCTCAATCCAATGCAGAGAGTTACGCTGTTGGAGTAGGGGCGGGGGCAACAGCATCAGCATCAGCTGCACAAACAAATGCTCAAAACTATGCAGTTGGGGTTGGAGCAGGAGCTGCAGCGTCATCCTCTGCAGTACAATCAAATTTAAACACAGTTTCATCTTCAACTGCATTACGGATTATGACAGACGCAACTGGTTCTATATTAGATACACCACCATCACCAGTCGGTAGTGGATTATATTTAAATTTTCCACACTTAGGATTTTACGATAGTGCAGAACCAGCAGATAAAACATACGCTGTAACAGCAGCTGGTGGTGCGTACTACATAGATGGTGTACAACAAGCTACAGTAGAACTACAAGTTGGATTTACATATAGATTTGATACTTCTGCTGTAGGTAGTCACCCATTTAGATTTTCAACAGATTCTGGTAATAGTTCACAATACACAACTGGTGTTACTGTTGGTAGTGGGTATGTAGATATAACAATTACTTCAAGCACACCATCAACTTTATATTACTATTGTACTGCTCATTCTAATATGGGTGGACAAGTAAATATAGTAGATAATTCAGAATATAAAGCGTTTATATCAGCAAGTGGTGGTTTCTTGTTTAAAGCTGATAACAATAATTTAATTTCTTTTGGACAAAGTATTAGTGGTGGTGATGGTTCATCAACCAAATCATTTGTATTAAAATCAGATAACGTTTTTCTTAGTGGTTCTAAAGTAAACATACTTGGAGAAAGATTTTTCTTAGGTGGTGGTAGTCAGTTTGTAAGTGGTAGTAACGGAAATATAGAGATAAGTTCATCTAATTTTCATCTCACTTCAGATGGTAATGTCACAATGTCAGGTGAGATTACTGCAGCTGGTGGTACAATAGGTGGTTTTACAATTGGTGATGATTTAGATTCTACAAGTGGTACGTTGAAATTAAAAGGAGCTCTAGGACAAATAACAGCATCAGCAGTATCAATGTCTGGCGCTATAACAGCAACAAGTGGTTTAATTGGTGGTATGAAAATAGAATCTAATAGTATCGAAAGTACAGCTGACGCTGGTGATGGTACTACTACTATATATACCGTAACTGTTAATGGTAGTTCAAAATATGTAATAGACGGAGTAGCACAAGCTTCTTTAACATTTATACCTGGTAATACATACAGATTTGACCAAGCAGATGATAGTAATGAAAATCATCCTTTAAGATTTGTACAGACATCTGGTGGTACTGATTACTACACCACAGGAGTTACTGTCAATGGTTCACCTGGTTCAAGTGGTGCTTACACACAGATTGCTGTCACACAGGCAACACCAACACAATTATACTATAGATGTTCATCACATGGTGGAATGGGTGGTTCAATTACAGTTGATAAAACCTCACCATTAATTCTAGATGGTAATACTGGTCAAATAACTGGTTCTAGAGTTTTATTTGATGGTGGTACTATTGGTGGATTTGAACTTGCTAGTACACAAATAAATTCTACTAACGATGATTTAATACTAAAATCAAATGGTCAGATAACTGCTTCTGCTGCTAAGATTTCAGGTGCAATAACAATAACTAGTGGAGCTTCTTTTGATTCACTAAATTCTTTAAATCAAGCAACAGCGTCATTAGAATCTAGTGTCACGAGTTTAGGTCAAGCGACAGCATCATTACAATCAGCTACTGGTTCATTACAGACAAACATAACAAACATTGGGGTTGGTGCAACTGCATCAGCTTCAGCGGCTCAGTCAAACGCTGAAAGTTACGCTGTTGGGGTTGGAGCAGGAGCTGCAACATCCGCGTCAGCGGCTCAGACCAATGCACAGAATTACGCTGTGGGTATTGGAGAAGGAGCAGCTGCTTCTTCATCAGCAGTACAAATCCAGTTGCAATCAAACTTGAATGTAGTATCTTCGTCTACCGCAGAAAGAATTATGACGGATGTAAGTGGTTCTATTTTAGATATAACACCGTCTCCAGCTGGAGCAGGTCTGTATTTAAATTATCCACATATGGGATTCTACGATAACTCTGAGTTTACTGCTTTTATTTCTGCTAGTGGTGGTTTCTTATTCAAAGCAGACGACAACAATCTTATATCATTTGGTCAGTCAGTTAGTGGTGGTGACGGAAGTAGTACAAAGTCTTTTGTATTGAAATCAGACAATGTTTTCTTGAGTGGTTCAAAGGTAAATATTTTAGGAGAAAGATTTTTCTTAGGTGGACAATCACAATTTGTTAGTGGTAGTAATGGTAACATAGAAATAAGTTCTAGTAAGTTTCATGTACAACCTGATGGTGATGTCGTGATGAATCAGATAACTGCATCTGATGCTAATATTAGTGGTAAGATTACTGCTGATAGTGGAGAGATAGGTGGATTTGATATTGTAAAACAAGGTGCTAGGTCGAAGTTTATATCCACAGCAGCTCATTCTCAAGGATTTTCTAGAATGATACTAACACCATCTACAGGAAGTTTCAATACAGCGATGATTAGATTAGAAAGTATAGGAGATAGTACAGGTGATTTTTCTGGTTCTGGTCAAATCTTTGATGTGGTACATCCAAAATCAGGTTTCGCAGGAGAACCACAGAGACTAACTATGGCATCCGCAATTGGTAATCTAAGAAGAAGTTCTAACTCCAGTTTGAAAATGGTTTACGAGTTTGAAGAAATCTCAGGTAGTTACATACAGATAAGAAATGATGCTCCTACTACATCTTCAAAGATGAGTGTCGTAGGTCAGATAAATAATAATTCAAGTAAAATGATAATTGAATCAGGCGCTACAAAAAATGTAATAGCCGGAGGCCTTCAAGATGCTAACGGAGTAATAAACCAACCTTTCTCAAGACTATATGTTGATGGATACAGCAACGCTCAAAGTTCATCTTTAGCTGCATTCGATAATCAAAACTCTGTTGGGGTTGTAATCGATATCGTAAGAAGAGGTGATGGTAGTAGGATGCCAGGTTTCTTTGTAGGAAGAAGAGATAAAGCATATATATTTTTAAATGGTAGACCAAGTGCAGAAGAATTACATATTAGTTCATCTAACTTTCATTTAAACGGTGCTAATGGTAATGTTACTATGCAGGGTAAGGTTACTGCTACGAGTGGTGAGATTGGTGGATTTACACTCGGAGATGATTTATCTAATTCAGCTGGTTCAACATTAAAGTTAAAAGGTTCTACTGGTCAAATCACAGCTTCTGCTGCTCAGATAACTGGTAAAATTACAGCTACAAGTGGTCAGATAGCTGGTTGGGAAGTTATAGGAGATGTGATAAGAAGTACTGGTGCGGATTCAATAACACTTGATGGTGATAATGAAAGAATATCTATAAATAATACGACATTTGGTAATGATGGTATTCAGTTAGATGTTGGGGGTGCTGGCTCAACAGCAAGACTTTTTGTAGGTAATAGTGGTAATCATGTAAAGTTTGATGGAAGTAAAGTAATAATAGCATCAGACAACTTCGATATAGATGCTACTGGTAATGTGTCGATGTCAGGTAACGTTACGGCAGCTGGTGGTCAGATAGCTACATTCTCAATAACATCGGGTAGTATTGATTCTAATGCATCAAATTCAAAAAGAGGATTGAAGTTAGAACCAGGAACTTCGATAAGAGGTTACGGAAATACTGTTCACACAACAGAAACAGTGCAGGGTAAATTTAGTTTTGGAGTAGCTACTGTAGCACCACCAGTAGATGCACCACCATCGATTAGATTTAGTAGTGATTATAGTTCAGCAAGTACACCAGGTGGTGGACAGATAACTACATAAGGTTAATAATAAGGAGTAAAATAAAATGGCAGATTATCCATTTAAAATAAACATAACAACTAAAGACGGAACAAAGAAATCTTTCTTCACAGCTTCACTAGCAACAAACGCTGATACAGTAGTTAGTTCTTCGGTTATGGTAGATAGAATAAATAATATGTTTTCTGCTTCTAGCTTTATAGAAAGTATTGAAGCACCATCTTTGACATCAACTAAGTATAATAATGCTAGTGAGGGAATAAAGTTTTTATCTGCATCCGTTACTCATCCAAACACAGGTAGTATAATATTTACGGACAAAGAGACTGCTACTAATGGTGGACTTGACCACTATGAGTTCTATGGGACAAAAGTTTGTTCTGTTTTAGGTTTACCAGAAGGTGTACCAGTATACACAGAAAATTTTAAATTATCAGATTCTTCTACTGATACAACCAACTACATATCAGGTGAATTTATTTCTGATAGAATAGCTTTGAAAAAAGGATTTAAGATGTCACCACAGGCAAGAGTTCAAAGTAATCTTGTTTGGGATCATGCTTTTGGAGAGGGTTTCTTACAATGGGTTAGTGGTAGTAATACTAGGATGTCTATTGGTTATAATAATGTTACCGACAGATATACAATATCTTCACCTAGTGGTAGTTTTAATCTCACACAATCACATAGATTTGCTGGTAAAAATTTTGTAGGTAACTATATCGATCCAGAAGACGCTTCAGGACTTGAATTTTATGTAGGTGGAGCTTTAACTTCTATATTCTATAGTAATTTCACCACGTTAAATCAAAATTCATTTGCAGCTTACCAATTCTCAATACTGAATGGTTCAGGTACTACATCATTTGGGGTTGCACCAAATGAAGACTCACCTTTATCTGTTGCTGGTGGAGCACATTTCTACGATAATTCAGCAGGTGAATTACCGGTAATACATATTGAGAATACCAATGGTGATGCAAATGGCCCACTTATTTTATTAGAAAAAGATACTACAGGTGAAGCTGATAACGATGTGTTAGGAAACATAAGGTGGAGAGGACATGACTCTGGCAACACCGCTACTGATTACGCGAGAATGTATGTAAGGTCAACCGATGTAACGAATACTACGGAGGATGCAGATTTTCATATTCAACTTATGGACAATGGTACTTTAGGTGATAAGTTAGTTATAGGACCAACAACAGCTACATTTACAGATGATGTATCTATAGGTGGTGATTTAACTGTAACCGATGATTTAAAAGTAAACGACTTTGCTAGAATAGATGCTCTTAGGGTTGGAACAACTAATACAGATCCAGGTGATAAAAATCTTTATGTTGAGGGTGTTGTTACCAATCATTCTACATCCACAGCCGCACTTTCATTTTACGAAGGTTCTACTACAAACAACGATAGACCAGTAGCTCAATTTGCTGCAGGTGGTAGGGATAGTAGTGTTCCTGTTGTAAGAATGCAACATCAAGGTACAATTTCTGATAATGATATCATATTAGATTTAGATTTTACAAATGATGGTTTAATTGAGGATAGTCAGAACTATATCATATTTCAGAATGTACATGGTATACAAGGACATATTGACCAAGAAGTTGTTTACTCTACCTTTACAGGTGGTCACATTTCACAAAGACCAAGCGGTTCTTCGTTTTCTGGTTGGAAGCAGGGTATGGTTGTGAAATCAACTGGTGATGTGATACAACCTCAAGGAATGTTTACAGGTAGTATATCTATGGCTTGGCCTGTAGTTGATTTAACAACAAGTCAAAAGGATAAGTCGGTAATGGGTGTGTTTACTAGAACATCAGCAGCTGGACATAATTTTGCTCATATGGATAACACATTACCAGCGATAAATTACAACGCTGTTGGTGAGGGTATGGTATTGGTAACAGATACTAATGGAAACATAGAAACAGGAGATTACTTATGTTCATCAGCCAGAACTGGTCATACTGAAAAACAAGACGATGATATTTTACATAACTATACAGTAGCAAAGGCTACACAACCAATAGATTTTTCAACTGTATCTGTTGATTCTGATTTAGGATATAAATCTGTATTGGTAGCTTGTACATATCATTGTGGATAATTGATAAAAGGAGAAATAAAAATGTTAACAGAATTTGACGATATAATAGAAATAACCTTACATCACGAGGGTGGATATGTAAATGACCCGAATGATTTAGGCGGAGAAACCAATTTTGGTATTGCAAAACGCTTCTATCCAGACGTAGATATAAAAAATTTAACGAAAGATGAAGCTAAAGATATTTATAGAAGAGATTATTGGGATAAAAATAAAGTAGACAAAATGCCCGAACAACTCAGACACATATATTTTGATATGTGTGTAAATCAAGGTAAAGGAACTGCAGTCAAAGTTTTACAAAGAGCTTGTAATTCCAAAAAAGCAGACCTCAAGGTAGATGGTGGTTTAGGGCCAATGACATTGGCAGCAATACAAAAATACAACCCATCTTTACCTAGAGTTCGTTGCTATAGACTGAAACATTATTATGATTTAGTAAACAGAAAACCTGAACAAGAAAAGTTCTTGTTTGGTTGGTATCGTAGAACAATGGAAGTGTAAATGAACAAACTTACAGAGTGGTTGACAAAACCTTTTTTAGAAGAAGGAGTTAGAGATCCTGGTATTTTTAAGGCTATCTTTTTAGCTGGAGGACCTGGTAGTGGTAAATCTTTTGTAGCACAAAAGCTATTCGGTATACCCGAAAAGATAAATGTATCTAAGACTGGTCTAAAAATGGTTAACCAAGATTCTGAATTAGAGATGTTACTGAAAAAGTATTTCGGTACTACTGATATCGATAATATGCCTGATGAATTATTTCAAGATTTAACTGGTGTTGATAAACAAGGTAAACCTGTTGACTATGATACAAGTGGATTAAGAAGATTTGCTAAGGATTTGAGTCAAGAAAGATTAAGGTTATACACAAAAGGTAAGTTGGGTGTTATTATAGATGGTACTGGTCATAAGTTTGATAAAATAAAGAAAAGAAGAAAAGAACTAATGGATTTGGGTTACGATACCTACATGGTTTTTGTAAATACTTCACTACAGATAGCTAGAGAAAGAAATGAAAAAAGAGATAGAGTTGTACCCGATAGTATCGTAAGAAAAAGTTGGGAAGATGTACAGGCTAACTTAGGTGCTTTTCAAGGTTTATTTGGTGGTTCTAATTTTATGATTGTTCAAAACAACAAAATGTTATCAGACGCTCAAATTAAAAAACATTTTAAGATGTTAGTTAGTAAAGGAATAGATAAGTTTCTTAAAAAACCACCAAAAAATAAAATAGCAAAAAAATGGATAAGAAGAGAAAAGAAACATCAGAAGATATTTAAAGATCCTGGTCAATCTAAGTTTTTTGAATCAATAAAGATACCAGTGAAAGTAGGAGATACTATCCTTACAGGTAGATTTAAAAACAAAAAAGTTATTGTAAAATCTATAGGTACAGATGACCACGGTATGCCAACTATTAATGGTAAAAAGGTTACTACATTTCGTTTACTAAAAGGTGAAAGTTATAAAAACTTTACCTTTGGGCCAGATTGGATACCGACATCTCTTGCTCAACGTAAAAAAATGAAAAAGTTACATAAAAAACCAAATCGTAGCATGAGAGAAGCTCCTCGTGTACCTCGTAAGAAAGGACAACACCGTGGTTCAAAGTCTCATTCAGATTTGTATACTGATGAGAATCCAAAGGGTACAATCAAAGGATTGAAATTTGCTACTGTAAAAGATGCTAAAGCTTCTGTATCTAAAATAAAAAATAGTGGTAGGTCACATGCTCATAAAATACAAGCAGCTGTCGCTATGGAACAGAGAGCTAGAGAAATGGGTAAGGCTTCACAAGCTGCTGTCTATCGTTCATACATCAATAAGATGAAGAAGAAAACCAAAAAGAAAAATGAGGAGTTTGGAGCTCCTAAAGGATTCTTACCATCACCAAGTCGTAAGATGGTAAAGAAGATGAAGAAGAAAGGTAACACATCAGTTCCTTATGGTAGTGGTTATAAAAAAGTAAATGAAAATAAAAAAACAATTGATTCCATACATAAAATTTTGGTAATGCTTGGAAAGTCTCCGAAGAAAGCTTCTGCTATGATTAAAAAGAATTATAAAAAAGTAGTAAAAAAATTCAAAGGAGATTCTGATAGAGATTTAGCAGTGGCCCTTATAGGGTATGATGTTATAGGAGAAGTTCAAAAAACAGTAACAAATAAAAGTTTTGATAAGAAAAGAGAATCTGGTGCTTGGACAGTCATAGGACATATGAAAAAGAGAGGTAAGTCTATCTTTCATGTCAGAGACGAAAAGACAAAGAAAAGATTTGATGTAAGATTGATAGAACAAAAAGAAATCAAAAAGGTTATCGGTATATTCGGTGGTAGATTTCAACCATTTCATAGTGGACATCTAGCTACATACAAGTGGTTAGCAAAACAAGTTGACGAAGCTTATATAACTACATCTAATATTAAACAATTACCAAGACATCCAATGGACTTTAAAGAAAAGGTTCGTCATATGGTAAAAATGGGTATACCAAAAAATAGAATTGTACAAGAAAGAACACCTTATGTTGCTGATAACGTTTTAAAGAAATTTAATCCTAAAACAACAGCAGTCGTTTATGCTTTTGGTGAAAAGGATGCTGGTAGATTAAAAGGTGGTAAGAAAAAAAGTGGTGGTAAAACCTATTATCAAGAGTTTGAAAAGAATAAAAAGAATTTAGAAGGTTACGAAACACATGGATACTTTACAACAGCTCCACAATTTGGTAAAGTTAGTGGAACTATGATGAGAAAGTTGTTAGGAGATCCAGATGTAAAGGATGACCAAAGGGTAAAAGGATTTAAAAAGGTATTTGGATACTATGATAAAGGTATCTATAATATGATGACTAACAAATTTAGAAAATTGTTTGAATCTATTGATGGATTTTTATCAGATGTTGATTTGAAAAAAATAATAAATGAGGGAAGTTTTACTGCAATAAATCCAACTGATGACGGCCCACCTACTTTTTACAGAGGTTTTAATGATTATAAGAAATTTTCTAAAAAATGGTTAGATGATATGTACAGAGATACTGGTTGGGAAGTCATACAATATATTTTAAGTGATGGTGCTGTAAATCCAGATTTCGATTATACTCTAAATTATAATGTAGTACCTGCAGTTGCATATGGTCACAAACAATCTGGTGAATATGGAACTAGATTTGGTACAGATAATCCAATACAATCTTACAAAAATTATATAGAAGGAACTGTATTACATAATATAGGATATGAATTGGTGAAATGGATGGGTATTACACCAGATGGAAAAGGTTATACTGGTGTAGCAGTAGAAACACCTGTATTACCTGGTGTTGGTGATGATAACGTAGGTAATACCGAAAAGAAAAAACTAAAAGAATCAATTAATTTAAATGAAGAGGTAAAGTTACTAATAGAGGGTGGTGCTTATGGACACCTTAACCATCCTTTCGATGATAAAAATCTTACATTTTCAGATTTTAAGACACTAATTATTAATACATTACAAGGTAATCTTGATAGTGAAGGAGCGGTTACAGAAAAAACAGATGGTCAGAATATAATGATAAGTTGGAAGAATGGTAAACTTATCGCAGCTCGTAACAAAGGGCATATTAAAAATCATGGTGCTAATGCTCTTAGTATTAGTGGTATAAAAAGTATGTTTGCTGGTAGGGGTGATATAGAATATGCATTTGTATCTGCTATGAGAGACTTACAAAAAGCTTTAAAGGGTTTAAGTAAAAAACAAAAAGACAAAATATTTGGTGAGGGTAAAAAATTCATGTCATTGGAAGTAATTTATCCTAAAACAGCAAATGTTATACCTTATGATAAATCACTATTACAATTTCATGGTACAATTGAATACGATGCTGCTGGTTCTCCTATTGGTGAGGATAGAGGTAGTGCTAGAATGTTAGCTGGTATGATAAAACAGATAAACCAAAATATACAGAAGACGTATAGTATCACAAAACCATTTATAACTAACTTACCAAAAGTAAAAGACTTCTCAAAAAGACAAAGTTACTTCTTAGGTAAGTTAAAAAAGTTACAAAATCAATATAACTTAGGTGATACTGATACTTTGTCTGATTATCACCAAGCATATTGGATGGAATATATATTTAATGGTGCAAAACAGACCGATTATAAGAATCCGTCTAATGATATTCTTATAAAATTAACAAAAAGATGGGCATTTTTTGATAAATCTTATAAAATTCCTCAAATTAGAAAAGATTTAGAAAAATATCCTAAATTTTTAAACTGGATTTTAACCACAGACAAAATTGACCACGCAAAATTACAAAAACAACATATTAGAGATTGGGAAGTTCTGTTTTTTGAGTTAGGGGCAGAAATATTGTCTAATCTTAGTGACTTTATAGCAGCAAACCCATCAAAATCAGCTCAACAGATAAGAAAAGATTTAAAATCTGCAATAAACAAGGTAAAAAAATCAAAAGACCCGAAAGTTTTAAACACATTAAAGACTCAATTAGATAGATTAAATGCAATTGGTGGTTTAAAGTCAGTCGTACCATCAGAGGGTATAACTTTTGTGTTTAAAGGAAAATTGTATAAGTATACTGGAGCGTTTGCTCCAGCAAATCAAATATTAGGAATGTTAAAATTCGTATAGGAGAGGTTATGGCAGGATATAGTAAAGAAAGTAAAAGACAAAACGATGCATTGAAATCAATTTTAGACGGAGGTGCACCAGAAAAAAGAGTACAAGTTGGTTACGAAGGTAAGAAACAAGTTAGTGGTGACCAAATAAGTCCACTATCAGATGTAATGAAAAAAGCTCGTATGCCTTGGTTTTGTCCTAAGTGTGATAAGATAATGAAAAGTAGACATGATAATAAAATGTGGTTATCATATGGTCATTGTTTCAATTGTCAGATAGAGTTTGAAAATAAACTTTCAGTAGAAGGTAAGTTAGATGAATGGAAAGCTGATAAAGAAAGAAAAAATAAATTAGCATGGATACGTGACCAAAAACAAAGTATAGAAGAATTTAAAAAACAAGATGCACCTGAATTTTATCAACAATTTAGACCAGATGGTCATTCTATAGATAAAGAAAAATGGGACATAGACAAAGCTGCTATTGTTGAAAAAGCTGATGAAGCATTAGAATATTTACAGAGTTTAGAGGATAGTTTAACATAAAATGAATAGAAACAAACAAGGACAATTAAAGGAAGTAATAAAGAAAGAGTATATAAAGTGTGCTTCAGATCCTACTTATTTCTTAAAAAAGTTTTGTTTTATACAACATCCAATAAAAGGTAAAATACCGTTTGCATTATATGATTTTCAAGAAAAAACAATTGAAGATTTTGTTCAACATCGTTTTAATATAATTTTAAAAGCTAGACAATTGGGTATATCTACAATTACAGCTGGATATTCATTGTGGATGATGACATTTCATCAAGACAAAAACATATTGGTTATTGCTACAAAACAAGAGGTAGCAAAAAATTTAGTAACTAAGGTAAGAGTAATGCATGCCAACTTACCATCTTGGTTAAAACAAAAATGTGTTGAAGATAACAAATTGTCATTGAGATACAAAAATGGTTCACAAATAAAAGCTGTATCGAGTGGTGAAGATAGTGGTCGTTCAGAAGCATTATCTTTATTAGTACTAGATGAGGCGGCGTTTATTGATAAGATTGATGGTATATGGGCTGCAGCTTCTCAGACATTATCTACTGGTGGTCAATGTATTGCATTATCTACACCTAATGGTGTTGGTAATTGGTTTCATAGAACATGGATGGATGCAGAAGATGGATTGAATGATTTTAACTTTATTAAGTTACATTGGACTGTACATCCTGATAGAGCAGATGAGTGGAGAAAAGAACAAGATACACTTTTAGGTCCTTCACTAGCTGCTCAAGAATGTGATTGTGACTTCATCACTTCTGGTCAATCTGTCGTTGATGGTATCATATTAGAAGAGTATAAAAATACTCAAGTAAAAGAACCAATTGAAAAAAGAGGTATAGATAGTAACGTTTGGATATGGGAACCACCAAATTATACAAAAGATTATATAGTATGTGCTGATGTAAGTCGTGGAGATTCAACAGACTATTCAGCGTTTCATATATTAGATATTGAAAGTTTAGAACAAGTAGCAGAATATAAAGGTAGAATGTCTACAAGAGATTTTGGAAACCTACTAGTGAACATTTCTATTGAATATAATGATGCTTTACTAGTTATAGAGAACAACAATATTGGTTGGGCTACCATACAACAATGTATTGATAGGGAATATCAGAACTTGTTTTATATGAGTAAAGATTTACAAGTGGTTGATGTACATAGACAGGTAAATAATAAAATCAATCGTGCTGAAAAACAATTAGTACCAGGATTTACCGTAACACAAAAGACAAGACCACTCGTAATATCAAAATTAGAAGAATTTTTTAGAGAAAAGTTAGTGACTGTACGTTCAAATCGATTAATTGACGAGTTGTTTGTATTTATATATAATGGTAACAGAGCAGAGGCAATGTCAGGATACAATGATGACCTTGTAATGTCTTACGCTATGGGATTGTGGATACGAGAAACAGCTTTGAGATTAAGAGCAGAAGGTATAGAACTACAAAAGAAAGCAATGAATAGTATAACATCTAATCAAGGTGTTTATACACCAACAAATAACCAAAATGATTCTTGGACAATGGAAATAAAAAAAGAAAAAGAATCATTAGATTGGTTATTATAATATAGAGGTATAAAATGGCTGATACAAGTTTATTTAGCAGACTACAAAGATTATTTTCAACTAACGTTATTGTTAGAAACGTTGGTGGAAGAAAATTAAAGATTAGTGATACTAGTCGTACACAATCAATTTCTAAAAGTAATTTAATAGATAGATATCAAAAAATATTTACAGGTGCAGGTCTTAGTGGATATTCAGATGCATTGATGACGAAATCGATGAGACTTAATCTGTTTAAAGATTACGAACAGATGGATTCAGATGCAATTATATCATCAGCACTTGATATATACGCAGATGAGTCTACAATGAAATCTGAATATGGTGAAGTATTACAAATTAACACAGACAATGACCAAGTAAAAGAAATATTACATAATTTATTCTATGACATTGTTAACATAGAATTTAATTTATGGCCTTGGATTCGTAATATGTGTAAGTATGGTGATTTCTTTTTAAAGTTAGATATTCATGAAAAATATGGTATTACAAATGTAGTTCCTCTACCTGTTTATGATGTATCAAGATTAGAAGGAATAGATCCTGAAAATCCTGAGTATGTTAAATTTTTAATAGAATCAACTACAACTGAACATAGATATAAACAAGAACAATCTTCTACTAAAGAGGAATTAGAAAATTATGAAGTAGCTCATTTTAGATTACTTTCTGATTCTAATTACTTACCTTATGGTAAATCTCAAGTAGAAGGTGCTCGTAAGATATACAAGCAGTTAACTCTTATGGAAGATGCTATGTTGATTCATAGAATAATGAGAGCACCAGAAAAAAGAGTTTTCAAATTAGACATTGGTAACATACCACCAGCAGAAGTTGATAATTATATGCAACAAGTAATTAATAAAATGAAAAAAGCTCCTGTTGTTGATGAAACTACTGGTGATTATAATTTAAAATATAATATGCAAAATATTACTGAAGATTTTTTCTTACCAGTTCGTGGTGGAGATAGTGGTACAGATATTTCTAGTTTACCTGGTTTAACATATGAAGCAACAGAAGACATTGAGTATTTAAAAAATAAATTACTATCTGCTCTTAGGATTCCAAAAGCTTTCTTAGGATATGAAGACCAAATCGGTTCTAAGGCTACTTTAGCTGCTGAGGATGTTCGTTTTGCTAGAACAATAGAAAGAATACAAAGGATAACTTTATCCGAGTTAACAAAAATTGCAATTGTTCATTTATATGCACAAGGATATCAAGATTCAGAGTTAACTAATTTTGAATTGACTCTTACAAACCCATCTACTATTTACGAACAAGAAAAGATTGAATTATGGAATAATAAAACTTCTCTTGCAGATGCAATGGTAAGGGATGGTCTACTTTCTACAGAATGGATTTATAAAAATATATTTAATTTTACTGAAGAACAAATAAAAGAGATGGATGAACAGATAACATTTGATTATAAGAGTAAATATCGTCGCTCACAGATAGAAGCTGAGGGTAACGATCCTGCTAAGACTGGTCAATCTGTTGGTTCACCATCCGATTTGGCTTTAGGTAGAAGTGGTCATGAACTTGGTGATGAAGGTGGAGCACCAGAAGGTGGTTTTGAAGGTGCTGGTAGACCAAATGAACCTAATAAGTATGGAAAAGATAGTGGTGTTAGAGGAAGAGATCCTCTAGGTGCACATGATAAGAAAAAAGGTGGTAGTGGTGCACCAAAATATGGTAAAGCTTTAGCGTTGGCTCATTATGATTCTCTCAAAAAGTCAATGACTTTTAACAAAAAAGAGAGAGAAATCATAACTGAGGTGTCAGAATTGGAAGAAGAGTACAAAAACGAAGTAAGTTCTTTCAGTAATGACAAATCAAATGATTAATTATTGTTTAACTTTATATTTATTTATGAGTAAATATATATACATATGGAGTAATTTGTAATGGCTCGAAAATTAAAACACTCGAAGATTAAGAATACTGGTATTCTCTTCGAATTATTGACAAGACAGATAACGGCTGACGTATTGGCTGGTAAATCAACCAAATCAGTTGGAATCTTAAAAAAGTATTTCAATGAAAATACTGAGTTAGGAAAAGAGCTTGAACTATACAAGTTACTTTCTGAAAAAAATTATACATCAGAGGTTAAGGCTAATGATTTATTGAATGTTGTAATTAAACAACGTCAAAAACTTAGTAACTCTAATCTTCGTAGAGAGAAGTATAATTTAATAAGTTCTATTAAAGAAAATTATAATGTAAATGATTTCTTTAATGGTCGTATTCCTAATTATAGATTACTTGCTTCAATCTATAATGTATTCCAATCAGAAACTACAAGTGAGAAATTTAAAGCTGACCACATAGTCAATTCTAGATTTACCGTGTTAGAACACATCACTCATAAAAAGGTAGATGAAAAACAAATAAAAGAAAAAGTATTAAAGGAATACAACAAAGAAGATAAAGATTTAAGACTTCTTGCTTATCAAATACTTGTAGATAAATTTAATTCTAAATATAAGAACTTAAACGAATCACAAAAGAGATTATTAAAGAATTATATAAATAATATTAGTAATACAAATTCTTTAAGAGAGTATGTTGATACAGAGGTTGTAAAAATTAAAGAAGAATTAGAAAGTCATTTACCAAACGTAGATGATAAGATTACAAATATTAAATTAACAGAAGCCATAAATCAAGTTGAAAATTTGACAAAAGGTAAAGTTGTTGATGAAAAACAAGTTTTAACTTTAATGAGGTATTACGAACTTATTAAGGAGATCAAGAATGTCCACAAGGGATAAACTTAAAGAAATTATCAAAGAGTTAATCAGACAAGAACTTGAAGAAGTATCTGTAACAGGTGCTATTGATGGTGGCGAAGGCCCACCTAGAACACCTTACGCATTTAGTGGTGGTAGAAAGAAAGATAAAGATAAAGAGAAAAAGATAACTCAAGCAAGTGGATATGAAAAAGTAAATGAAGGTAGATATCACGACTATAGAAACGATGAAACAATGACACCTAAACAAAAAATAGGTCGTTCTATGAGAGAGATTAGAGATAGTCTCAATGAATTAAATAGATTAGTAAAGATGAATGTTCGTCTTAAAAATGAATTGAACGTAGATTCTAGGTCATATTGGAAAAACACACATAAGGCTCTAAACAAGATTAGTGAAAGGTTAGTAAAGTTAGCGAACAAGGTCGGACAACTACAGTAGGTTTAGATATGCCTTTTGAAGATAAAAAGAAATCCTATATGGATACTCTTTTTAGTATTGCTACATTGTTAAAGAGATGGCAAGTAGAAATACAAAATAAAGATGTGGATAAAAATTATATGTTAAGAAGACTTAACCAATGGATAGAACAATTGGAAAGTCTTAAACACGAAATAATGATGGGAAGAGACAAATGAAACAACTAATAGTAGATTATTTACCTTTTGAGGTAAGACCAGAACAAATAAACGAATCCATGAAAGAAAATAGTGGTAAGTTAATTGTTAAGGGTGTTTTACAAAGAGCAGAAGCTAAAAATCAAAATGGTAGAATTTATCCTCGTGAAATACTAGAACGTGAAGCAGATAAGTATACAACGGAGTTTATAAAACAAAGAAGAGCAATGGGTGAGTTAGATCATCCTGAATCATCAGTAGTAAATTTACAAAATGTTTCTCACAATGTCAAGGAAATGCATTGGGAAGGTGACAATCTACTAGGTACAGTTGAAGTTCTTGGAACACCAAGTGGTAACATATTAAAAGAATTATTTAAGAGTGGTATTAAGTTAGGTATCAGTTCTCGTGGTATGGGTTCAGTTGAGACTGTAAACGAAGGAGATGCACAACAAGTACAAGACGATTTTGAATTGATTGCTTTTGACTTTGTTAGTAATCCATCTACACATGGTGCTTTCTTACATCCAACAAATGAATCAATAAATGAGTCTAAAATAGTTGGTAGAACCTGTGGTGATTATTGTAAAGTTGAATCGATAATCAACGACATAATGAGGGGAAGTTAGTTGATTAAATTAAAAGAATTAATCAAAGAAAAATGTAATTGTGGTAGTTCTTGCTGTGGTATAAACGAAAGTATTGAAGATAAGAATAGAGCAAAGAAAAAATTTCAATCTCTTGCAAAACTTGAGGGTGGGTTCAGAGATAAAATGTTTAAGTTAGAACAGGCTTTTTTAGCAGATGCAAGACCAGAGAATCGTGAAGCTGCAAAACAGTTGAAAAAACTTTATAAAGATAATGTAACTAACTTTATGAGAGAGGCCGCTAAACTAACTAAAAAATTAAAATAATGCCTTCTGTATCTAAAAAACAACAAAAGTTTATGGGTATTGTTAGGGCTATACAAAAAGGTGATGCTCCAGCATCTAAGTTTTCTAAGAAAGCTAGAGATGTTGCAAAAAGTATGAAAGGAAAAGACGTGAAGAAATATGCTTCTACTAAACATAAAGGTTTACCTACTAAGGTAAAGAGTGAAAATAAACTTTTTGAAAATCCTGCAGCTATTGCAGCTGGTGTTAGAGCAGCTATGGCAAGGGCAAAAGAAAAAGAACTTTCAGTTGGTGGTGGTAAAAAAGTAAAAGTCAAAACAGCGTTATCTAATAAAAGTCATCCTCAACACAAACAAGCAAAGGGTATCATTAGTAGAATAAAAGACAAAGCAAAAGCTATGTTATCTAAAGCAAAAAAGAAGAAAAAAGAAGAACCAAAAAAACAATCTAAATCTGATGCTAATTTTTACGCAAGACAGTTTGGTGGTACAACTGAAGGTTTTGGTGGGGAACTCAAGGGTTCGAAAAAGAAAAAATTTGAAAGAGCTAGAAAAGAAAATGCCGAACAACTAGGATATAAGCTTACTGGTAAACGTGATGTTAATGAATCTGTAAATGAGAATAGAGAAATCGATAAAGTATATGGTGATTTCGAAGTTCTATTAAGAGACTTTGAAAAAGAGTTTATTAGTTTATCAGCTCAAGCTGGAAGAGCAAACGATAATAAAGCTGATGAGAGAATTATGATAAAAACACTTAAAAAACATCTCCCCCCTCTTTACAGTATGATTCGTTCTTGGAATAGGAGTAGTAAGCGTGATTAAACTGAGAGACTTAATTACGGAAGATATTGTATTTCCAGATAAATTTATGAAGGAGATTAGGAGAGCTGAGAAGGAAACTGGTAAGAAATTTAAAATACCATCTAGTACAAAAAAACTTTGTATGCAGGTTAAGAAGGATGGTTTTCATCAATTAGATTATCAAGGTAAAAAGTCAGGTAAAGCAAGAAAGCCGGAATCGTTGATGTATCAAGCATATGCATTTGTGCAAGGATGGGGACATTCTAAATACAAAAATCCTTGGGATTGGAGAAGTGATAAGAGTCAGCCAGTTTTACATAACATACAGACATCAAGTATTTATACGAGTTT